GTTTTGCATTTCATCAACAATGATGATTGCATTGTCATATGTCATACCACGAATATGAGATGTTGAAACAAACTCAAGATTACCTTGATGTACAAGTTTATCATAAGCAGTAACATCTTCGAATAATGTACCACACATTGCTCTGTATGGTCCTGTATATGCGTCTAGTTTTTCTTCAACTGTTCCTGGTAAGAATCCAATCTCACGAGTAGGAACAACTGAACGACAAATAATCACTTTATCATATACAGATGATTTGTCTAATGTGTAAAGAAGTGCTAAGTATAATGCAGTAAATGTTTTACCAGTACCTGCTGTACCACTGAGTATCAATCCTTTGTCTTCAGTCTTCCACGCCTTATGCGCTTTTGCTTGACCTAACGTTAATGGATCAACTGTAATAAGATTATCGATGCGAAGTTTTTGTGGTGAAGTTTGCTGTTTCCGAACAGTCGTATTCATATTATACCTTGATATTAGTTTTAACTCTATCGCCAGATGCTTTGCTAATAGACTTGAGATGCGACTTCCATGAGTCTGGTGTCTTACTAACAATGTTACCCGTATGTGTCACCAACTTTGGTGGCTCACCATGATAACGTTCTAGATGTGGATTATCTTTTTTGAAATCATCGTACTCTGCAAGTTTCAGTTGCTTGTCAATGAGTTCACCCGTATTTGTGTCTTTAAATGAATATAGTGGCATATATTTTTGTTTACCTTTTTAAAAGAAAAGCCCCTAGTGGGGCTAATCTCTAGATAAGAATCACCCCCTACTACTGTAGATTGAAGTCAGATATTGCTTTGTCAATCTGCACCTGCTCTTTACATAAGCGACGTGCACGATGTTGCTTTCCTCTCCTTTCTAAGTTTGTAATGTATTGTCCAAGTTTTCGATATTTTTTGTTCATACGTTCAATGTCAGATTGAACCATAGGATCTCCTTTATTGTTCTTGGTACCATAACTAACTTGGGATTAAATCGGGTAAAGCCTCCTGTACTAGTTTGATTGTTAATCCCTTCACTGGGCTCTTTTTATTAACCATAGATACTAGTATCTCAGCATCTCTCGGATGGACCGATTCAAGCATATCAATAAACATACGCTCTCGTCGAATAGGATTTAAACGCTCACTTTCACGTAAGCCTTTAACAAAAAACTTAAACTGAAGATGTTGCTTAAGCAACGTAGAGGGATAAGACTCGGGTTTACTTGCTTCGTATGGGGGAGTGCCTTCGGGTAGATTCCACTGAATACGTTCGTCAAATGTTCCTTGAAGAACATCACGTAAAGGCATGAGTTTTTCGTATTTCTGTAGTACAGCAATCTTGTCTTTTCTCGATTTAGGTTTTACTACTTCATCAAGTATTTCAAAGATTTCATTTCGTTTTGCATAGTTTGCCATTGTTTATTCCATTTCCTGCGCATCGATGTATTGATTATACCAACTTACATTCACGTTGTCAAGTTTTTTTGTTGAACATATATGCCTGCCCTTCGTCTGAAACGATAACAACGTGGTCAAGCGGTGTATTGTCTAGCATATAGAATGCTTCTTCTAATGTATTTAGTATTGGCTTACCTTTCACATTAAATGATGTGTTAAGTAGCACACCATCAAATGCTGTAAGTATTTCGTGCATGAAACGATTGTCTTCACTCGTCACTGTCTGTAAACGAGCAGTACCATCAACATGCGTAACAGCCCTTAACTCTTCTATATATTCTTTTCTTGTATCGACTGCATAGTTCATATACTGAAGATTGTCATAGTCATTTGCAATGAAATATTTACGAGCATCTTCATATCTACATATAGGTGCAAATGGTCGATAAGGTTCACGTCTCTTAACTTTATTCACTAAGTCTTTTTTGTGCTCACCCTTGGGATCTGCTAGTATAGAACGGTTTCCTAGCGCACGTGCGCCTACTTCTATACCGCCCTGCACTAACCCTATTACTTTATCAGAACGTAGCACCTGAGCGATATCTGACCCGTTAACGACCGTGTTTGGATATGATTCGAGATAGTATGATAACTGGTCTCTATCAGTTAACTTTGGACCTGAGTATGTGATAGGTCTATGCCATTTAAGGAAGTTTTCTGCTTCACTCGAACGAGCCATATACTTACATATCATACCATGTGGTAACCCAACGTCTGTTGGATTAGGGGGTACAAAAAAGTTTATATGAGGATATTCATCGACTAGTCGTTTATTCAGAATAACGTTGAGAGCACACCCACCACTAAAGACGACGTTGTTGTCTAAGTTTTCGGCATACTCGGTAATGTATTTACCCATAAGTTCCATTGCTTCTGCGCAGAATGCATCCTGTATACCTTTTGCGATACTACACTCTGTCTCCCAATCGAAGTCTGTACGCAGAAACATTTGATATGGATTAAAAAGTTCAGGTGATTCCGACAACAAATCATTAACTTTGTGTTTGTTTTTTGGGTAATCTTCTATGTAGAACTTATGATATGTTTCAAAACCTTTATTGTATTCACCGATGTATGGAAATGATATATTGAATGCTTTAGTTCCTACATCATAACCAGCAAGACTATCACCGTATGCGCTTGCGCCCATAACTTTGCCTGCAACATCAAGTAAGCAGTCAGTGCCGTGCATGATATTAGGGCATGTCCAATATGATGCATCGTTATAGCGTCTGCCTAGTGTGTATTTTGCTGATGATGCTATAGCCCATGAATGGTCTGTTATCCATTCAAAATGCTTCTCACGACCTTTTGCATGATAAACATGAAATAGCCCATCATCGCCACCACCATCCATAGTGATAACTAATGCTTTTTCGAAAGGGGATTGTGCATAGCCTGAAGCGGCATGTGCCCAGTGATGTTTAGTATGAACTAATATTTGTGCAGTATTGAAAACTTCATTGATTGCTTCTATAGATGCTAGTTCGCCACTATTTTCATCTAGGTCAATAAGTCTACGAATACTGCCACGAATCACCGCACAATATTGATTAGGTATGTCAAACTCTTTTTCAGCAATCTCTTGACATCTTCGAAGAATATCAACTTCTTCATCTCTTCGAAGGTGCCCTCGATAGTGTTTGATACCTGTTATTTTTTCTATTTCTATAGTATGAAATCGTTGTGCTTCATCATTCCAAAAACATACCGATGCGTCGTGACCCCAGTGACACGCAACAATGTTTCGCATTACAACTCCATTTTATTTAAGCCCAGTCAACATTCCCAGGCACATAGTTTTTAATCTTCGCTTTAATATCTTTTTCTAATGATGCGATAGATGTAGGCGGCTTACCTTTTTTCTTGACATAGAAGTAGTTTGCATCTTTAATGAAAGACCCACCTTTACCGGACTTCATGAGATTTGCATCGACACCAACTTTGTTAAATGCAAACACGATATCGCCATCCATATATTTCTTAAGCGACTTACCCATGTTAACGATATCAGCCATAGTTTGTTGTGCACCACGGTGTGTGTTAACAAGGATTTCTGTAGGTACGGTACGAGCACGTTTTAAGTTCTGTGACTTCGCAACTTCAATATCATTGATAACCCATACGATATGTATATTAGATTTATCATAACCTAAGTCAGATGCTTGTCTGGTTATGTTCTGTAACTTACGTAAGTCTTTTAATGTCACATCAAAGATGATGTTAGGCTTACGGTCAGGATTCGCAGTAAGAATACTTGTGTAAAGTGATTTCTTTACTTTATTGTCGAGGTTAAGATAGTCGCCAATGATGCTGTGTAACTTACCAACATTCTCGGGATCTTTAAGATTACTTGCAAGTGCGCCTAAGTCAACACCCAGTTCGTCTTTGACTTTCTTACGAATAGCAGGTGTTTTTGCGGCAAGTGTTTTTAACTCATCAACATCAAAGACTTTACCTTCGATGCCAACTAGATTGTCTTTAACGAATCCTTTACCAGAACCTGCACCACCTGCCATGATGACAATGTTACCAAACTTAGGATATGCTTTCCCACCAAAGGTGATGAGTTTCTCCATTAATGCTTCAGCATTTTCTGAAAGCATTTCAGATTCACTCTCGGTAATGTATTGACTTAAACGTTTCATTGTAAACCTTTTCTATTAAAATATATAAAGGTATTTATACTTTTACTATTCCAAGTTTTCTAAGTATATTTCAATCTGACGTGTTTCTCTTCGAGCATCTTTAATACGCTCTAGGTCTTGATAGTATGCTCGACCATCGGCATATTTGAGACTTTCATTTACACCGTTGACATATTTTATATTACTTTCAACTCTTTGTTTCAACCAGACGATTTTGTCTTCAACTTCTTTGGCATATTTCAATACATCTTCAACATATTCTGCTTTGAAGAAACTGTTGTTAATGACGTTAACCAAACGACCATCATCAACTAACTGCATTAACATTCCACGACATTCATAATACTTATTCATAATCATTCTCCTTAAACCAAGTTGTAACCAATAGGGCTACCGTTCACGCTTCTTTCACCAGGCTGTCTGATATTCTCAACAGCGACAATGACACCGTTGCCTTCATCGTCTCTCAAGTGAACGTGTTGACCGTTGAAAACTTCATTTTCAACAACGTATTCTTGGATAGGATGCATTGCACCAAAGTTTGCAACGACGATTTGGCCTTTCTTGATAACTGGTTTGTTCATAATATATTCTCTCTCTAAATCAAATCAACAATGTAATAATAACATAACTACAGTGGATGTCAACACTTTTTTTAAACTTTTTTAAACTTTTTTTAATCAACTTCCCATTCTTCAACTTCATAGTTCTCTAAGCATTTTTCTTCGGCGTACTGCTTGGCTTCTTCTTCATTAGCGAAAGGAGCCATCAACATCTGCCCATTGACCCACAAGTAGTAAACACAATCTTTCATAACTATCTCTCCTCAATCAAACTAGAATGTAATAATAACATAACTATAGTGGATGTCAACACTTTTTTTAAAAAAGATTATTATTTTTTAATATGTTTAGAATGAATCTTACAGCCAATAAACTCGTTGTAGTATTCATCTGATAGTAGTACATCATGAGCGAACTGTTCTTTCGCTTCATAATACGAGCACTCGCCCTTGGTGATACAGAGACGCAATATTTCTCTATGATAGTTGTCGCCACCTTTGTTCTCAACTAATAGTTTCAACTCTTCGCTAGAACCATAATACTTTCGCCAATCAGATTCTTTCTTTACTACACGCTTTCTAGTCTTACCTTTTAATGGTGGTAATCTACGTGTAGACCAGAATAACTTCTTGCCTATGTATTTCTTGCCAGTGGATTTTTCTGTGATAAGATAGACGAACCCAACGTATTGTTTGAGTTCGTCTTCTGAGGGATCGTACACTTCGTTATTATAATGCCACATAAGTTCTCCTTTAGGATTATTTATGTAAACTTATAATATGTACCTTCATGTAGAATCACTACAGCGTCTAGCCCAGTATTATCTAATACATTTAAGGCTTCTTCTATAGAGTTGAGGATTGGCTTACCTTGCACATTAAAAGACGTATTGATTAATACACCATCAAATGCTTTAAGTATGTTATAAAAACGTTTGTTCTCTTCACCTACTATTTGAAGTCGTGCTGTATTGTCAAAGTGAGTAATCGAGGATAGTTGCGCCTGATACTCTTCTTTAACATGTGCGACAAACTGCATACAGTCCATGTGTTTGAAAGATGTAGTCTCAAAATACTTTTGTGCTTCTTCTTCAATACAAGCAGGTGCGAATGGTCTAAACCACTCTCGAAACTTCACAGTAGCATTTAACATATCTTTCATTTTGGGATTAGATGCGTTACATAATATAGAACGATTGCCTAATGCTCTTGGTCCCACTTCTAGATTGTCTTGACAGATACCAACAATAAGATTGTCGTTTAACATATCCGCAATATCTTGTACTGTTACTATCTCGTAATCACGTGCATCCAAATATGTTTGCATTTGATTATAATCGAGCAGTAACGGTCCTGCAAAGTTAAGATTGTATTTCTTTGTAGTATCGATATATTCTGCTAACATACCAACACTTAAGCCTACGTCATTACAGTTAGGTGGGATATACACATCCACATCAGGAAACGCCTTACGTATCTCTTCGTTTGCTAATATGTTAAGCGCAGTGCCACCAGTTATGATTAGATTGTTATCGTTGTCACGAATATGGTCTTCATATTCTGCCTTAAGTATGTCAACAATATCTTCTTGCAGTACTGTTTGTATAGCACGAGAATATTTAAAGTCCTCGCCAGGCTTATCGATTCTACCTGCTAGACCTATTCTATCATCAACGTTTATCTTAAGCATACGTAGTGGATGAATAGGCGAACGTTTAACAGGAACGAGAGTGAAGTCACAAACATCTCGAATCGTCTTTTTAATATTATCAACAAGTGGTCTGTCTTCTTTACCGTATGCTGATAACGCCATCATTTTGCCCGCAACATCTAAATCGTTCTCGGTATGCTCTAGTGATTTAAAAGCACGCCCGAACCATTCATATACAAAAGAATACATGTACTGTACACGATTCTGTGTATAAGTGATTTTACCGTTATCGATATCTACATAACGAAATGCAGTATCATCACCAACGCCATCCCAACATAGTACTGCTGTCTTTTCAAATGGTGACTGCATATAACCACACCATGCATGTAAGTCATGATGATTGACATTAGTAATGACTAGTTCACCTTCGAACAAATGACTAGACGAAAACTGAATCGGCTGTCTTTTCAATGCCTTTTCTTTTTCTGCCTTTGCAAGCCCAGAGTAGATATCACATTTATAAACAACTTTGTCAAAGTCATTATCGATATTATACCACATCTTCAAGTGTCGCAATACCTTACGATAACAGTTCTGTAGTATATTATCAGGATAGTCTTTGTGGTTGAAGTGTTTATGACCAAACATCTTCTCAAGTTCATATACAATGATTTGATCTGATTTAGGGTCATAAACACTTACGTTACAATCGTGACCTTCATATATGGCTATGATTGGTTTCATTGTGACTCAACTATTTCCCATGCGTCATCATCATGAGCTTCTCCACACATTGGACAATGCGAGGGTTTTTCATCGATGTTATAGACGATTAATGTTAACTCTGATTCACAATACTCACAAGTGATTTCGTATGCTAACTCATCCATTATGCGGCATTCTCCGTTACTTCTTCTTCCCAGCCCCATTCGCCTTCCATGCCGACAACTGAATATTCAGTCACTCGTTTCTCAAAGAAGTTATCATGAGATGCGCCATTCAGTACCCAGTCTAACCAAGGCATTGGATTATCTTTCTGATTAAACTTGGCTTTCATACCTAGTTGTAATAGACGACGATCCGCAATGTGTCGAATGTATTGTTTCACTTCTGCTTGTGTCATACCTTGTACTTCAAGCCCATTGAATGCTAACTCAATAAACTTATCTTCTAACTTAACAGCATTCTTCGCCATCTCATAGATTTTAGATTTAAGTTCATCGTTTACAATACGTGGATGTTCTTCGCAGAATGTACGGAACAACTTCGCATTACCTTGTACGTGTAATGATTCATCACGTATAGACCACTCAACGATTGTACCCATACCTTTCATCTTACCGAAACGTTGGAAGTTCAACAACATTACAAATGATGCGAATACAGACATACCTTCATTGA